GATCTAAGTTTGTACGGGTCTGGGGATTTTACGAGGGGCACTTTTCGTTGACGCGCCGCGCGAAACAGCGCATCGGAGGGGGGGTGCTCTGAGGGCGGTCAGAGGGGCAGGAGCGCCCCATGCTGGTACACGTTGCCAGTGATAGTGATGTATCGGCCTGTCGAGTAAAACTCGATCCGCTGCCCCTTCCACTCGCGCTTGAAGCCGCGGCGTGGAGCTGCGGTGCCCCAGATGTGCAAGCCGCGTCCGGACGGGGAGATCTCGACGTAGGAGCCCTCGTAGTACGCGAGCAGCGTGCGAGTAGCCTCGTTCGGGATGCCGTCCTCGTCGAGGCAGGCGTCCAGGTCGATACAGCCGACACCGTCGCCGAGGACGAAGCCGAGGGGCGCGCCGGTCGCGCTCGCGGCCTCATACGTGCTCCAGGTCGTCGGGTCGGTGACGGAAGCCCACGCACCCGTGCGTGCGCACATGGGCCGTTTGTTGACGTGGTTGACCCAGCGGGCGCGGACGGTCAGCTCGGCGGGGAGGCCGGCGCCTTCGTCGGCTCGGGTCGAGCGGTGATGAGCGACTCGGCAGCGAGTCGAGCAAAAGCGCGCGTCGGCTCGCGCCCAGGCTTTGAGCTGGCGTCCGCATTGTTCGCACGTTTTCATGTGTCCTATTGTAACGCTTATTTCGTTGATATTCCGCAGAATGGCTGGGGGTGATCTGTGTGGCTGGTCGCGGTCCCGCGCCGAAGCCGGAAGGCTCGCGCGCTCGTCGGAACAAGGATCCACAGGTGCTCCGGATCATCACGGCCCAGCCTGTCGAGCAGCCGGCGCTTCCTACTATCGAGCAGGTCGTCGTCGACGAGTTCGGCGTCCCGAAGAAGAAGCGCTTCAACTGGCCGACTATCACGAAGCGCTGGTGGAAGATGTGGGGCGAGTCGCCTCTATCTGCCGAGTACACCGAGACAGACTGGGCTTTCCTCATGGACACGGCCTATCTGCATGCCCTGTATTGGAAGGGCGACTTCAAGGTCGCAGCAGAGCTTCGTCTGCGCGTCGCCAAGTTTGGTGCAACGCCTGAGGATCGCGCGCGACTGCGGATCCAGTTCGCCGTCGCGGACGGCTTGGAAGATGACGGCCCATCCGCTGAGGCCTTGCCGGTCTCGTCTCGTGCGAGGGGGCGAAAGACCGTCCTCAAGGCGGTGCAGTAATGCCGTGGATGCCCATCGACGAAGAGGACGAGTTTCCTACGCTCGGCTATGACGTCGCCGATTGGATGACCGCTTTCCTGCTGACGCCGGACAAGGACGAGATGATCCCGTTCGTACCGACGCAAGAGCAGCTCGACTTCCTCGTCCATGTGTACGAGCTGGACCCGCAGACAGGGCGCAGGCTCAAGCAGCGTGCCGTTCTGTCCCGGCCTCGTGGCTGGGGCAAGTCGCCGTTTCTCGCGGCGATCTGCTGCGCCGAAGCGATGGGGCCTGTCCTATGCGACGGGTGGGACGCTGAGGGCCAGCCGGTCGGTGTGCCGTGGTCGACGAGGCGAACGCCCATCGTGCAGGTCACGGCAACGACGGACGATCAGACGGCGAACACGTGGGATCCGCTCCTGGAGATGCTTCGCGGCTCTCCCGCTGAGGACGAGTACGGCATCGACCCGATGGACAGCTTCGTCGCCCTGCGCCGAGGCCGCATCGAGAAACGCACATCCTCGGCAACCTCCGTCAAGGGCGCGAAAGCAGTTATGGCCGTGATGGACCAGACGGAGACTTGGCTACCCGGAAACGGCGGGCCGAAGCTCGCAAAGACGCTACGGTCCAACGCGGACAAGCTCGGCGGTTTGACGATCGAGACACCGAACGCCTTCACGATCGGCGAGCGGTCGGTCGCCGAGAACACGGCACGGTTCTACGAGCTGGTGAAGGCCGGGAAGGTCAAGAAGGAAGCCGCTCGCGGCCTCTACTACGACCACAGGCAGGCGCCGCTCGACACGGACATCACGGACCGGGAATCTCTCATCGAGGGCCTGCGGATCGCCTACGGCGACTCGGCTCGGGATACGCGCGGCTGCGCAATCCACGATCCAGAGTGCGAGCCCGGATGGGTGGACCTCGAACGAATCGCGGACAGTTTCTGGCACCCGGATAACGATCCGGCTGACATGTGCGCGGACTTCCTCAACCAGATCAACAGCGCATCCGACGCCTGGCTCACAATGCCGGAACTTCGCGCGATCGAGGACCACAGCAAGACGATCTCGTCAACCGAGCCGATCACGCTCGGCTTCGACGGCTCCGAGGGCCGGAAGATCGGCATCGCCGACGCGACCGTCCTCATCGGCTACTCGATCACGCAGAAACACCTGTTCAAGGTGGGGATCTGGACACAGCCGGACGGTCCGGCGGGTGAGGGCTGGCAACCGCCGCGCCTGGAGATCGAGCAGACCGTGCGCGACGCTTTCGAGCGCTACAACGTGGTTGGCTTCTACGCCGACCCGTCGGCAGGTTGGGCACAGGACGTCAAGACCTGGGAGGCGAAATACTCGCGCCGACTGCGGGCGAAGATCAGCGCTGCGGAGCCTATCCGCTATCCGCAGCGCAACGTTTCTCAGACGTGCGAGAACTTCGCTCAGCTGCTCTCAGCGATCCACCAGGGCCTCATCACCTACGACGGCGATCCGACAATGACCGCGCACTTCCTCAACGCGAGGAAGTCACCGCGCCAGGCCGGATACGTGCTCGTCAAGCCCGCCGACGATCAGGACTACTCCAAGATAGACGCGACCTGGGGAGCAATGTTCGCCTATAAGGCCGGCCTCGACGCGGTCGGTAAGGGCGCGGCCAGGCCGACGGCACGCCGCGCTCCGCGACGACTCTACTAACAACGCACTGGGGAAGGAGGCCCCACCTCATGACCAAGACCCCCGAGGAGTGGCTCTCCTACCTCACAGCCAAGATGGACAAGGAGCGCACCAGGACAGACCTGCTGCGCTCCTACACCAACGGCACAAGTCCCCTACCGGAGATGGGGCCGAACCTGGCGAAGGCCTGGATCAAGTTCCAGCGTCGCGCGCGCACGAGCCCCGGAAAGCTCGTCGTCGCCGCGCTCGTTGACCGACTCATCCCGAACGGCGTGACCGTCGGCGCGAGCGACAAGACGCCGGCAGCGCTGGCCGCAGCCAGGATCTGGCGCGACAACCGCCTCAAGGTCGCGTTCTCCGACGCGATCTGGGACGCCGCGACCCTAGGGCACGGCTACCTCCTCGTCACCCAAGACGAGGACGGGCACGCCTGCGTGACATACGAACGCCCCGAGCACATGTACGTCGAGCCGGATCCGGTCCGGCCTTGGCGTGCGCTCGCGGCTGTGAAGGTCTGGCGCGACTCCGCAGCGGGCATCGATCATCTGGTGATGTGGACCCCCGGGAAGCGCACGGCGTTCTCCCGTTCTGCCTACAGTGACTCGAAGGCCATGATCTCGACTGTCTCGTCCGGCTGGCGGCAGGACGAGGGCGGCGAGCAGTCGTTCGAGGGAGCGCCGCCCGTCGTCGTTCTGGAGAACCGCTTCGGCGAGGGCGAGTTCGAGAACGTCCTCGATCTGATCGACCGCATCAACTGGCAGACGCTCCAGCGTCTCGTCATCATCAGCATGCAGGCTTTCCGACAGCGCGCGCTCAAGAGCGCCGAAGGATCGGCGGGCCTGCCAGCTGAGGACGAGGCCGGGAACGAGATCGACTACCAGAAGGTTTTCGAGCCGTCGCCCGCCGCCCTCTGGGAGCTTCCTCCCGGAGTCGAAATCTGGGAGTCCTCTCAGACGCAGATCACCGAGATCCTCAACGCCACGAAGGACGACTGGCGCGAGATCGCGGTCGAGACATCGACCCCGCTGTCGATCATGCTGCCCGACTCGGCAAACCAGTCCGCGTCGGGCGCCGAGCAGCCGCAGAAGGCGCTCCTGTCCAAGGCTGAGGACCGGATCGAGCGCTTTAAGCCGGCGCTGGCCTACCTCATGGTGCGCGCGCTCGCGGTCGAGGGAATCGACCTTGACGAGACTGAAACCGTCGAGGTCTTGTTCGTGCCGCCTCACGCGGTATCTCTCACGGAGAAGTACGCCGCCGCCGTGCAGGCCCGCAACGCGGGCGAGGCGTTGGAGACGATTCAGCGGAATATTCTCGGGTACTCGCCGGAGCAGATCGCGCAGGACAAGCAGCGTCGGGCAGAAGAGCAGCTGGCTCTCGCGTTCGCGCTGCAGGACAACCCCCAGCCGACCGATGAGGCGCAGCCTCCGGTCACGGGGGGGATCCTTCTGAGCTGAAAACCAAGTTCGACGCACTCGGCACAGCGATCCGCGCGGGCGTCGCCCCGGAGTCAGCGGCTCAGGTCGTCGGCCTCGACGGAATCAAGTTCACTGGCGCAGTGCCCGTCGCTCTGCGTCTGCCTGAGACGCAGTCAGCCGACCTTGAGGAGAAGTGAGCATGACGGACCTGGACGACCTCACGAGTGTCTACAGCGCCCAGGTACACGCCGTGCGCACACAGATCACGAAGTTCGGCGAGGCCTACTGGGACTCCATGCCGAACTACCGGGCGAGCGCCGTCGAGGAGATGATCGACGCGCTCGTCCCCCGGGTCACCGCCGGGCAGCTCCGTATCGCGGACCTGACCCGCGCCTACCTCGCGCGCTGCGCACACGAGCTCGGCTGGAAACTCGTCGTCCCGCCACTCGATAAAGCGGATGTCCTCGGCGCTCGCGGTGTGGATCCTCGGACGGTGTACCGCCGTCCGGCGGTCGATGTCTACAAGGCGCTGTCTGACGGGAAGCCGGTCGAGCAGGCGGTCTCTGAGGGGCGACTCCGTTTGACTCAGCTGATCGGCGGCGACGCTCAGCTTGCGAAGGTCCGCGCATCTCGCCAGGTGATGAGCGCTTACCCGGACGCCGGTTCCTACTACCGGCGTGTGCTCACGGGACGCGAGAACTGCGGCCTCTGCGTCGTCGCATCGACGCAGCGCTACTACAAGGAAGATCTGCTGCCGATTCATCCGGGCTGCGACTGCGATGTGCAGCCGCTGCCGCCCGAAGCGGCAGGCCAGCAGGTCATCGACGAGGACCGCCTAGAGCAGGTCCACCAGATCGCTGCCGAACGGCTCGGCGAAGCCGACCGAGGAGGCAGGACGCCCGACTACCGGAAGCTAATCCGAGTCGAGGCACACGGGGAATACGGCGCCACTTTGACGTGGGCTGAGCCGAAAGCCCCAAAGCAAAGCGGCGCAGCGGATAAGGCGTAACGCCTAAAACCGCGGCCGCACAATCAAGCCCCGCTAAGGCCGCAACGGCGCTCGCGGGGGAGGCTACCCGAAACGGGGAGGATTGATCGACCATGAAGATTCACCTGACGGACCGACCGCATCTGCGATTCGTCGAGGCCGCTGACGCGCCTGCAGGCGGGGAAGCGGATGAGGCCCAGGTCTCGGAGGCTGCGACCGAAACGGAGCAGCCGATGGACTGGGAAGCAGAAGCGAAGAGGTGGAAGAAGCTGTCGCGCCAGAACGAGGCTCGGGCGAAGGAGAACGCCGAGAAGGCGCGCTTGTTCGACGAGCAGGAGGAGGAGAGCAAATCGGAGCTGCAGAAGGCTCTCGATAAGGCTGCGCAGGCTGAGGCCCGCGCCCAGGCTCTCGAAGTTCAGGCGACGCGCGCTCAGGTCGCCGCGGCGAAGGGCGTCGACGTTGACCTGCTGTCCGGCTCGACGCTGGAGGAGCTGGAAGCGTCCGCTGATCGTCTGCTGGAGTGGCGCGGCGCGCAGATCCCGAAGGGCGCCCCGGCGTCCGACGCGGGTCACCGAGGTGAAGAGATCAGGTCGAGCAAGCAGCTCACACGCGAGGACCTCAAGACCATGAGTGCCGAGCAGATCAACCAGGCCCGACGAGCGGGCCAACTCAACGACGTGATGGGTCTCGCCTGACGGCGAGCCCGCGAAAGGAGCCACAATGGCTAACACGCACTTTATCCCCGAAATCTGGTCGGCATCGATCCTGGAGAGCTTCCGCAACCAGGCTGTCCTGACCGGCCTGACGAACCGCGAGTACGAGGCAGCGCTGACCTCCGGATCGAAGATCCACATCGCCGGCATCGTCGACGTCAAGGTCAAGGACTACAAGACCGGCGTCCTCCCCGCTGCGTCCGGCGGCGGCAAGCAGCCGCGCACGACAGCACCCGACACGGTCGCCGACACGGGTATCGAGCTGGTCATCGACCAGGAGAAGTCCTTCGACTTCCTTGTCGACGACATCGACCGCGCGCAGTCGAACAAGTCTTTCGACAAGTACACCGAGTCCGCCGGTATCGGCCTCGTCGAGGACGCGGAAGCCTTCCTCACTGGACTGCTCTCCACGCAGGGTACGGCGGCGACGGGCATCGCAAACCCCACTGACTGGGCGTCCGCCTACAACGTCGCGCTGGCCCTGCGAGGCAAGCTCACCGACGCGAAGGTGCCGCAGGCCGGTCGCGTCCTGCTCGTGAACGCGAAGTTCGAGAACTTCCTGCTCTCCGACGGCTCGAAGCTCACTGCCTTCGACAAGGCCGACACGACCGACGGTCTGCGCGAAGCGATCATCGGCCGCCTCCTCGGCTTCGACGTCGTTGTCTCCCCGTGGATGGACAACACCAAGCCTATGGCGATCGCGCTGCACAAGCCCTCGGTTGCCTACGTCTCTCAGATCTCCAAGGTCGAGAGCATGCGAGCGGAGAACACCTTCGCCGACCGCGTCCGTGGTCTCCACGTGTACGGCGGCAAGGTGCTGCGCCCGACCGCCGTCCAGGTCTTTAAGGGGGCCTGATGCTCGTCCGTGGAACCAACGGCCTTGAGATCGAGGTCGAGGAGCAGGTCGCAACCGCGATGATCGCCGCCGGCATCGTCGAGCCTGTCGACGCCGCAGACGGCATCGAGCCTGTCGAGGACGTCGAGGACGTCGAGGACGTCGAGGAGCCGGAGTCCGCTCCGGCCAAGTCCAAGAAGTAGGAGGAGAGATGACCGCCGCCCTACCGCTCGCGTCCGTCTCGGACCTGGAAGCAGCCCTAGGCCGCGACCTCAACGAGACGGAGAAGCGCCGCGCGGAATTCGTCCTCGACAAGCTCTCAGCAACTTTCCGAGACCGAGCCCGCCAGACCTTCACCGTCGAGCAGTACACGCACCGACTCAAAGTCGACGGCGGCGGTCGCCTCTTCCCCACTCGGACCCCGCTCCTCGCCGTCCACTCGGTGACCACAGACGACGGAACGCCGGTCGCCTGGCAGCTTCGACATGGCTTCGTCCAGGTCGATATGCCAGCGTCCGGCTTCCTCGTCGTCACCTACTCCGCAGGCTTCGCCGAAGTCCCCGCCGCCGTCCGACTCCAACTCGCCGACAGTGCGCGTCGCATCATGTCGATCGACGCCGCCGCAGCGCACGGAGCCACCCAGGCCACGGACACGACCGGACCGTTCACCCAGACGAGGCAGTACGCCAGCTGGGCAATCGGAGGCCAAGCACTCCTCTCCCCCGACGACCAGGCGCTCGCGGACTCGTTCAGGCCGCGTCGCGCCGGCCATGTGTGGGTGATGGAAGCATGAGCCGGGAGCCGATGGAAGAGTGGCGAACGCCGGTCCAGGTTGAGGGCAGCGTCCGCAGGGACGCCGACGGATACCTGATCAAGGGGATAGGCGGGAGGCTGATCCGCGGCTGTCTCGTTGCTCCGGGAGCTTTCACGGTCCCGGGCCTGCTGACATCGACAACGTCGGAGCAACCCGACGAGCAAGCGACGCTGTACGCGCCGCCGGGAACGACGATCGCCGTCGGTGACACGATCACAATCCCAGCTGAGCACCCGCTCGGCGGGAAATGGCAAGTCGAGTCACCGCCGTCACCCTGGCCGAAAGGCGTCGCAGTCACCATCAACCGGAGGTGAGACCGTGGGGAACAACTTCCGCAGGGACTCAGCCGGAATCAAGGGCTTCCTACAAAGCGGCGCCCTCGCGCCCGGCCTCCACAAGGAAGCCGAACAGCTCAGGGCCGCAGCCGCCGCCGCAGCCCCGAGAGGCCTCACCGACAGCCTCGCCGACTCATACAAGGCCGAAACGACTAAAGCGCCGCTCAGACCGGGAGGTCCGGTCCGAGACGTTGGCCGCGTCTACAACGACGCACCGCACGCGCTGGCAGTCGAGTTCGGACACCGATCAAGAACCGGAAAGCCGGTCCCTGGAGCACACACTCTCCGAGCGCTCCTCGGAGCCAGATCTAAACGGAGGAGACTCCGATGACATACACAGACGCAGTCCAGGTCATCCGGGACGCGATCACCGCAGCAACCGGCATGCCGACGGCGCGCATCCTGCAGCCCGGCTTCACCGACGGGCCGCTTCCACTCGCACACGTCTCGCTCGTAAACGCCGACCCCGGCGAATACGACCGAGCCGACACGATCTCAATCTCCATCTACGCAAAGACACCGGCCTCACCCGCCGAAGTCGGAGCCGCCGCGCTCGCGGACCAGATCGAGGCGGCGCTCGCTGTCCGTCCGGTCGTCGGCGCGTCCGGCTGGGTAGATGAAGCAGAGATCGACTCTCTCCTGGGCGTGCAGCCTTATTACGAGGCTGTCGAGGTCGTTCATATGACGGCCACGGTCACGCACAGGCCCATCTCAGAATGACAACACCTGATTAGGAAGGGGTCTTACGTGACCACTATCGAAGCCCTCAAGAAGCGGCATAACCGCACGACCAACGTGCGTAAGGGCCTGAACGCGCTTGCGTTCGTGGCCCCGATGACGGCGACCGTCCCGACGGCAATCACCGACGCCGGCGGCGCTCTCAAGGAGATCCCGGTGGACTTCCTGCCGCTGGGTCTGATCACGACTGACGGCATCACGTTCTCCGCCGACGCGAAGAACGAAGAGGTCGAAGCACTCGGATATGCGGAGGCGGTTAGGTCTGACCTGACCGGCGCGCCCAAGTCGGTGAAGCTGACAGTCCTGGAGCCGGTCCGCAAGACCATTCAGCAGTTGGTCTACGGCATCGATCTCTCGCAGACCAAGGCGTCCAAGACCACGGGCGAGATTACCTTCGACGAAGCCGCGATCCCGGCTCTCGCGGAGTACCGTCTCCTGCTGGTCATGGCTGACGGACCCGCCGCCGACGAGTGGCTGATCGGACGTTGCTACCCGCGCGTCAAGCTGTCCTCTCTGCCCGACGAGAAGTGGGCCGCGTCGGACGCGATGCAGTTCGACCTCGAGTTCGCGGCCTTCATGGACGAGACCGCCGGCACGTCTTGCCGTCACTACATCGGCGGTAGCGGCGCGATCCGTCATCGCGACGCAATCGGTTTTGAGCAGGCCAACTGACCTGTTCTCAGTCTCGGGCGGGCCGTGGTTGATCTCCCCACGGCCCGCCCGTCCACACCTCACGCATGGAGATCAACTCACGGATAGGACCAAAGATGAAGTTCATCAAGACTGTCAAGACCGACTCCGGCGACGAGTTCAAGCTGGAGCGCGAGACCGACTCTGCGGTCGAGCAGAACCAGCTCATCTCTCAGGGCTGGGAGGTCGTCGACGACACCAAGGGCGACGAGAAGCCGACGCTGCCCGCGCCTCCCACCTTCAACAAGTAACCAACCGCCAGACAAATAAGGAGATCACGCATGTCTGACAAGGCACAGCCCACGTTCACGTTCAATGCCCTCGCGAAGCTGGAGAAGGCTGCGGCCCCGGCCCCGTTCACTTTCGGGATCGGAAGCCAGGTCATCAGCTTCCCGGATCCGCTGAGCCTCACGCCCGAGGCCGCTGAGAAGTTCATGGCAGCGATGGAGTCCTCAAAGGCTCCGACGCAGATGATCCGCACCTGGCTCACCGCAGAGGACGCGGACCTGCTCCTCAGCAAGCTCAACATGAGGCAGCTCGGCATCCTGATCCGCCAGGCTTCCGAACATTATCAGGGCATGCTGGGCGACGCGGGGGAAGGCAACGCCTCTACGACCGATTAACTCGGTACGAGAGGCAGATCATCTCTGATCTCGCGGAGCAGGGCTGGGATGCGCCGGCCCTGTTCCGCGCCCGCCGCTGGCGCTTCCTGCTCACCCTCATCGACGGCCTCGGGGCGACGAGCAGGACGACAGTCGCGATTCTCAACGATCCCGAGCGTTTCGAGGAGATCGCAAAGACCGTCGCAGAGACCGAAGCGACCGCTGACGATACCGAGGCGCGGATGCGTGAGCAGACGCCAGTCGTGCGGCTCTTACAGGACATCTTTGATCTGGTGTCCGCAGCTTTTGGCGGTAAAGAGCCGTACCCGCGTCCGGTCTCGGCGGTTGAGCTGGCACTCGAGGACGCGCGCACCGACCGCCTTCATGGCTTCCGAGATGAAGCGATGAAGGCTCTCCTCCCCCACTGGGAGGACACCGAAGAATAACTGCAGAGAGGAACCCCGGAATGGCTGGAGTCTACAAGGCGGGCACACTGTACGTCGACGTCGTACCCAGCATGAAGGGTTTCTTCAAGACCGTCGAGGCAGACGCAAAGGCCCAGCTGCCCAACATCGGGCAGAACGCGGGTAAGGACTTTGCGAACGGCCTGCGCTCTGGCGTAGGTTCCAGCGGCGCCCAGGTCGCGAAGTCCATCAGTCAGCCTATCGATGCTGCCGCCACTGAGGCGAAGGCCAGCGTCGACAAGATGACGAGGAGCATGCAGGCCTCGACGGGCGGCATGCAGAAAGCTGCGGAGGGCGCGGGCCGCAGCTTCACGACGATGGGCGCCGAGGCTGGCCGCAGTCGCGGCCCTATCGAGTCGGCGACGCGCGACCTTGACGAGGCCGCGCAGGCAGCGGAGAAGGCTGCGAGGGGCACGCGTGAGGCGGGCTCGGGTTTCTCCTCTATGGCGGGCTTCGCGCAGAGCGCGATCGCGCCGCTGGCAGCAATGGCCGCAGCCGTGGGCATTGGAGGCTTCGTCTCCGAGGCTATCGCCGCGTCCGATGCCACCCAGAAATTCGCGGACACCCTGAAATTCGCGGGCATTGATCCGGATCGGATCGAGGAGCTGGGCGCCGCAGCTCAAAAGTATGCCGACGATACCGTCTATGACTTGTCAGACATTCAGGGCATTACGTCGCAGCTCGCTGCGAACGACGTCGAGGGCTTCGACCGTCTCGCCGAGGCGGCAGGTAACCTCAACGCCGTCGCAGGCGGCTCTGCCGAGACGTACAAGCAAGTTGGCTTGGCGCTCGTGCAGGTCAACGGGGCCGGGAAGCTGGCGACGCAGGACTGGAATCAGATCGCAAACGCCATTCCCGGCGCGTCCGGGAAGATTCAGAAGGCCCTCCTGGACGCGGGCGCCTATACGGGCAATTTCCGCGATGCAATGGCCCAGGGTCAGATCTCGGCGCAGGAATTTAACGAGGCTTTGCTGAGCCTCGGCTTCGATGAGGTCGCAGCGAACGCGGCTCGCGATACGAGCCGCATCGAGAACGCCGCCGGAAACCTCCAGGCCACGATCATGGGCGGCGTGAAGGATCTCGTCGACTACATGAAGCCCACGATCACAGACCTGATGGGCTGGCTGTCGGACATGTTCTCGAACGCCTTCGGCTGGATCCAGGAGCACAAGGATCTGCTGGTCGCCCTGGGTGAGGGCATCGGCGTCGCGGTTGCCGCGTACTGGGGCTTCTCGGTCCTGACGACGGTCATCGAGTGGATCAAAAACACGACGCTCGTGCAGGAGGGGCTCAACGCCGCTATGGCTGCGAACCCTATCGGCTTGGCGGTCGTGGCTATCGGCGCGCTCGTCGCCGGGCTGATCTACCTGTATAACACCAACGAGGACGTAGCGAACGCAATCAACTCGCTGGGCGCGGGTATCGCCGAGTTCTGGACGACCAACGTCACGCCCATTATCGACGGCTTCGTGGACTACACGAAGAACACCCTCATCCCGGGTATCGAGTCGGCATGGGGCATCCTCACCACAGGAGACTACGACGGCAATCTCTTCGGCCTCGAAGAGGACTCAGCGCTCGTCGACTTCTTCTTCACACTGCGAGACGCGCTCCTCGCGGTCGGAGAGATCTCCTACACGGCATGGACGGACCAGATCAAGCCGTCCCTTGAGGCGGCGTGGGACTGGATATCGGGCACCCTGTGGCCGGGCCTCCAGAACTTCTGGTCGACCGTACTGCAGCCCCTGTTTGAGGGGATCGGCTCGGGCCTCGCTCTCGCCTGGACCGCAATCATCCGACCTACCCTCATGGCCCTGTGGACCATCGTCTCCCGGGTCATCTGGCCTGTCCTGAAAACCCTCTGGGAGAACGTAGTCAAGCCCCTCTGGGAGGGCTTCGCCTCGGCAGTCCAGTCAGCCTGGGCAGTCATCTACCCGGCAATGCAGGCGCTCGCGGGCTTCTTCCGAGACACACTCATGCCCGCACTGTGGAGCTTCTGGCAGGACGTTGTCGAGCCGGTCTGGACGAACGTCTCAACGTTCATCCTCGCAGTCTGGGACAACGTCCTGTATCCGCTGTTTGACCTGCTGGCGACGGTCGTTTCGGGCACTATCGGCCTGGCCTTCGAGGGGCTGTGGACAACCGTCGTGACGGCCTGGAATGGGATCTCGTCGGCGATCCAGACGGTCTGGGGCATTTTGTCCCCAATCTTCTCTGCGATTGGCAGCGCGATCTCCTCGACGCTCGGCCCGACCTTCACCTGGCTGTACGACTCAGTCATCAAGCCAGTCTGGGACAAAATATCGTCGGCGGTGCAGACAGCATCATCCGTCCTGATCGACGTGGTTTTCCCGGCGATCAAGAACGCGATCGGCGGCATGAAGGAGTCGTTCGAGTCTTTCCGCCAGTCGGTCGAGAGTGTGTTCGAGAAGGTCAAGGGCGCAGCCGCAAAGCCGATCAACTTCGTCATCACGACGGTCTACAGGGACGGCATTAAGGCGGCGTTCGATACGATCGCCGCGAAGGTTGGCCTCTCCGTGAGGCTCCCCGACGTGAAGGCTATCCCCGCCTACGCGACCGGCGGCGTTTTCTCCACCATGACGCCGGGCTACTCGCCGGGCAAGGATATCTATCACTTCTACTCGCCGGATGGGGGCGGCGCGCTGCGCCTGTCCGGAGGCGAGGGCATTATCCGCCCCGACGCCCTGCGAGCTCTCGGCGGGAAGCCTTGGCTCGACCGTGTCAACGCTTCGCGAGGCTCCGGCCTTGCGACCGTCGGAGAGACCGGGCGTCGCCGCGGCGAAGTTGCTTTCGCTGACGGTGGCATCTGGAACGCGGTGAAGGGTGGCTTCTCCGGCGCCCTGGACTGGGTCAAGGAGACCACGGAGGCGGTCGCTGAGATCGTCACCGACCCCGCCGCCGCAATCGCAAATTTGGTCATCAAGCCTGCGCGCGATCTGCTGTCCCCGAAGGACGGCAGCTTCTGGGAGTCAGTAGCATACGGCATCCCGCCGATGCTGTTCGACGGCCTCAAGTCCCTGTTCACCTCGAAGGTGGACGAGTCCGGGCTCTCGGGTGGCGCGGGCCTCGTCGGCGCAGCCATGAAGGCAGTTCTCATGGGTGTCCCGTATGTGTGGGGCGGCTCGGCGATCCCGCCAGGCCTCGACTGCTCCGGCCTCGTCTACTGGGCAGCACAACAGCTCGGCCTTGGCTGGCCGCGACTCACCGCAGCCGGATACCAGTCCGGCTCGACCCCGATCCCCTGGGGATCAGCCACACCCGGCGACCTCCTCTACTGGGGCTCCCCCGCCTGGCACGTCGCCGTCTACGCCGGCAACGGACAGATGATCGAAGAACCCAAGCCCGGCCTGAGCGCCCGCAAGACCGCGATCTGGGGATCCCCAACCGTCGGACGCTACGGCGGCGCCCGCAAATACGACAGGGGCGGCTGGCTCCCAGACGGAGTCACCGCAGCAGTCAATCAAACCGGACAGCGCGAAGCGATCCTCACCGCTCGCCAGTGGGCCGACGTCAGTGCGCTCGCGGCCAGCGGCGCGGGTGCTGGCGTCTCGCTGGAGGGCGCACAGGTGAATCTGATTCTCGATGACGGCGTGCAGTTCCGCGCGCACGTTGAGGGCATCAGCGCGGGTGTCCTCGCTCGCAGGAAGCAGCTCGCAGGAAGGAGTCGATAATGGCGCGCACAAACCTATGCCCTAATCCCTCGTTCGCGTATGGGACGAACGGCTGGGCGAGGTACGCGCCGTCATCGCTCCGAGTCGCGTCTGATCCGGCTCCGTGGGGCGGGATCGAGCGGCAGTCACCAACCTATCTGGCGGTTGACGTTCCGGCCCAGTTGCAGGGGCAGGTCGCCACTCCTGGCGTAGTTCCCGTTTCGGCGGGGCAGGCGCTGGCGGTGTCGGCGCTGGTTCGCACGAGTCCGGGTATCGGCCTCGCCGTCCGCGTCGAGTGGACGGTCGCGGGCCGCAGCCAGGTAGCGTCTGCGCCGCTGCTGCTGACGTCGAGCGCAGAAGGCGATCGCCCGACCTGGGTCCACGTGGCCCCGACGGGCGTCACGCAGGCGCGCGTGCGCTTCGAGGTTCACACCTCGGGGCCTCGCGACAACAAGCCTGGCTGGGTCCACCTTGACGATGTCATGATCGTCGCGGCGGCGACCGTCGAGGAGGCTGTCGCTGACGCGGCGACCTTCTTCGACGGGGACACACCTCAGCAGAGGATCGGATACTCGCAGAGCGCGATCACCCACCAGTGGACGGGCACAAAGGGTCTGTCTGCGTCGCGTGAGGTTGAGGGCGCGCTGGATATGACGCGCACGCCGGTCGCGGTCGTCGAGGACGGCCAGGCCCCGCGCGTCCAGGTCATCATCCCGGCGGCGCTCGCGCCAGCGGGCACGGCCTGCTACGTCGAGGGCATCGCTGCGACGGGCTTCAAGTGGATCCCGCGCGCGGGCGTGTGGACCGGGACGGGCGAGCAGCGTGTGATCGGCGATTCGCTCGCGCCGATCAACACAGAATTCAGGTACAAGCTGACGACGTCGCGCGGCGTCGAGGTCGAGTCAACGCCGGTCGTGCGCCGCTGGCGCGGCCTATCGCTCATGACGGACACGGCGGGCAAAATGCCCGTGAATCTCCTCTGGCAGGGGACCGATCAGCGCGAGATGAAGCTGCGGCTCACAGAGCACGAAGTGCCGGGCCGCAGAACGCCGGTCATGGTGTACGCACCGACAATGGGCGCAGGCACTGTCTCGCTCACCGCTCGCACCAACCTCAAGGACACGCCCGCTCTCAAGCTCTTGCTGGGCACGCCGACGCCCGTAGCACTTTTCCACAACCCCGAGCACTGCACGCAGTGCCGGGCGGGTGTGTGCGACGTTGACCTGGTGACGCTCATGTCGCCGACAGGTGTCACGATGGAGCGCGCAGCCCGGATCGATGTCGCGGAGCGCATCTGGGCGATCAAGGGGACGATCACGTCCCTGCCGCAGGCATCGACGCTCCTCGCTCTCTCGACGTGGACTGACTTCGACGGTCGCGCTCTCACGTGGCAGGCCCTCGACGCGCGCCGCCTCACGTGGGAAGCCTTTGACAGGACGATCTGGCAGGAGGAGCGATGAGCCTGACCGGCCCGGACGCGCGCATCCCCGACGATCTGTTGTCGTCCGCGTACACGTTGCAGGCGACGGTCGAGTCGTGGCTCGGCGATGAGTACCTCGGTGAGGTGCCCGTCGAGGACGGCTCGGTCGCATGGGATGCGACCCAGCAGGTGCAGGGCTCACTCTCGCTCACGGTCCCGCGCGTCGGGTCCGCGAGTGAGGATGAGGACTGGCGGGACTGGGATCCGACTGACCCATCGCATCCGCTCGCGACGTTCGGGCAGACGCTGCACGTCTCGCTGACGATCGCCTCGGTTATCCCCGGCGGCGGCTGGTGGGACGTGCAGCTAGGCCGCTTCATCATCACATCTGTCGATCCCGGCCCCTCGACAGTGCGGGTGACCGGCAAATCGCTGATGCACCGCCTCGAAGAGGACCGCCTCACGACACCCCTGTCCCCCATGTGGAACGGCACGCTCGCGAGCGAGATCCGGCGCCTGGTCGGAGGGCACATGGGCGTCGTCATCGACACCGGCCTCGTGGACCGCTGGTGCCCGTCGATGACCTGGGGCGAGTCGAGGATCGACGCGGTCTACGAGATCGCGAAGGCATGGCCTGCATCGATCCGTGAGGGGGGCGACGGGATCCTGTATGTGACCCCGCCTGTCTCGCCGCCTGTCTCGCCGCCGAAGCTGCGACTAACGGACGACCTAGACGGAACCGTCGTCGGCGTCTCCTCTCAGGTGTCCCGGGACAAGGTATATAACCGGGTGGTCGCGCGCGGCCAGGACGGGCACGACGAGGGCGCGCCCGCGTTCCAGGCGGTCGCGGATCAGACGACCGGCCCGATGCGCACCGACGGCCCCTACGGTGTCGTCCCGCGATTCTTCTCCTCGCCGCTCATCACCTCGCAGGAGCAGGCCCGCAAAACGGCGGAGGCGATGCTCGCCGAGTCGATCCGCAGGAAAGTCAAAGTCCCCGTGGAGCACGCGCCGGATCCGCGCGTCGGCCTCGATCAGCCGATCGAGATCGTTACGCAGCCGGTCCTCGAGGCTGAGCCGAAAACACTCTGGGGCCTCGTAACCGCATACGAAGTCCCTCTCACGTACAAGGGCACGCAGAAAACCGACGTGGAGGTGACGCTGTGACCGTGCGAGTGATGGACTTGATCTCCTCCACGCCGGACGACCTGCCTCCCCGATACGGGTCGGACAGATCGACGACGGCGATCGCGCGAATCGTCGACCTCGTCGAAGGCGGGCGCCAGCTCATCGTCTCCCTGTACGGCGGGGCAGGCGTGCAGATCCCCGCGACCGCCGTTAACTGGGCAGGCGTGAAAACCGCGCACGTCCTCCTCGACCCGGATACCGGACGCCCGGTCCACGCGCTCGGGCCTGCCCCGTCCCCCGAGGGCCCGCTCCCGGCGGTCCCCAAAACCACCGAGCCTAAGCCAGTTGCCCGGCACGCGGTCCTCACTCCGCAGTGGATGGGCACATGGACAAACGCCGGCTGGACGCGATACGGCGACGGCGGGGCCTGGCAGGGCACCAATCCCGCAGGCCAGCGCCTCCGAGGTCTCGTCACCTATGGTCGGCAGCTCGAAGCCCTCGGCACGATCACTATCACCCGAGCGCTGCTCACCGTGCAGCCCGCGTCGCATATCCCACCCTGGGCGCTCGTGATCCAGCCCGCCGCCTACGCGGAGTCGGGACCGCAGCCAACCGGCGCAACGCAGACGATCAACGTCAACGCCGCACAGGCCCAGGTCGACATCACTGCCCTGGCAAAGACCCTCACGGCGGGAGCCGGGCTCGCGCTCGTCGGCACTGCCTACGGCGGCATCACCAGGGGCGGCGCAAGCGCTGCCCTCACCATCGACTACACAGAAACACTCCCCACCAAGCCCGCAGAAAGGCGCGCACAATGAGCTATCAGGACCAGCGCGGACACAAGGTGCCCTCCCCCACGGATCCGGCACGCCGTCAAGACCTCCTCGACCTATCGCTCTCGATCCCCTCCTACAAGGCGTGCGCGTCCGAGACAGCCGCGTCTCAGTACGTTGCCGCGCTCGCGGGCGTGGGCCTCACGGCCTCCCCGGCACAGCCTGTCTACGTCTGGCGTACCGACCTGAACGCGGTTCGTGTGTGGGATGGGCGCCGCTGGTCTGGTGAGTCGAATCTGCAGATGGAGCTGGGCGCCGTCGGCGACGTACCGGTCGGCGCGGGCCTCAGCACGGGCGTGCGGAACGGCATTATCAAGGCAGGCAAAGTCGCTACGTCTGCGACAGAAGTCCAGTTCGGAAACCTCTACCTTGACAGCATTACGTTCCAGACACCTTTCCCGACCGACTGCGTGTCTGTCACCGTGACACCGCTATACGGGACAGGCTCAGCTGGCTGGAACTTCAAGCAGGCGCAGCAGTTCTGCCTCGACTCGATGAGCCGGAACGGGTTCCGTGCGATGCTGCCTGGGGTCACGACCCCTGGCCGTCACGCCTACGCCTGGACCGCGATCGGCTACTGACAGTCACCTGATCTTTCACGCCCTCGGACAAGCCCGTCCGGGGGCTTTCCCATACCCAAAGAGGAGAAACAAATGGAACAGACCATCGAGCAGCTTATGGCATCGATGACGCCCGCGACGGACACACCGCCCGACGTCGTCGCCCCGATTTACATCCCTTACGAGCAGACGGAGGCCACGCGATGACTATGACCGCACAGAACGTCCTCGGATGGGCGGCAGGGGAAATTGGATATACGCGCTGGGACGACCCCGAAGAGGGGTCGAAGTACGGTCGCTGGTATGCCAAGCGGCACGGCGCGTACTACGGCACGTCCGGCGTGCCCTTCTGCGCGATGGGCGCATCCTGGTGCGCGACTGACAATGAGGACAAGTCCGTCCTGCCCGGAGGGGACTTTGCGTATGTCCCCTACGGGATCAACGCAGCCGCGCGCGAAGGCCGACTCGTCTCCCCAATGACCCAGGCTGCGCCCGGAGACTTGGTTTGCTTCGACTGGGACGACGACGGCATCGCCGACCACGTCGGAATCGTTGAGGCCAATTACGGCGGGTGGCTCCAGACCATTGAATTCAACACCAGCTCGGGCGCTGCGGGCTCGCAGTCGAACGGCGGCGGCGTGTGGCGTAGGACCAGAGACTGGTCCTCGGTGTGCGCGGTCATCCGCCCGCACTACGGCGACGCGACCACCTCCTCCGGTTACACCGATGTCACGGCGCTGCAGGCTGCGGTCGGCGCGACCGCCGACAACATCGTCGGACCCGACACGACGAAGCGCATTTATGCCGTCGTCGCCGCCTCCAGCTGGGGCGGCAGGCAGTTCCCATTCGGGGTCGAGTACGTCCAGTCCGTCATCGGTGCCGAGGCTGACGGGGTCTGGGGCGATGCCTCGGACGAGGCGCACGATCGCGTCGTCGGCAACCTCCAGCGCGCCGTCGGCGTGGACGACGACGAAATCTACGGCCCGTCGACCAACGCCGCGATTAACACCGCGCTCGCGGGCGCGGAGAAGGGCGAATGACAATGAACGACCTGCTTCTCGGGCTTCACACGGACCCGTTCCTGACGACGGTCGTCGTCGGCATGATCTGGCCGATGGTACAGGCAGCGCTCGACCGTCCATACTGGACACCGTCGCGCCGTAAGGTGCTGCTGGCCGTGGTCGCGGTCATCGTCTCTCTCGCCGTCTGGGTGTCTGGCACCTATCCGGCGACGTGGCGGCTGCTGATCGCCCAGGCGGGCGTTTTCCTGGGCATCGCTTGGAGCGTTTTCCAGGTACTCTCCACCGTCCGTATTCACGGCGTGAACCTGATTGACTGGGTCGGTGCGGTGACTCCTGGCGGCGAGTCTGTCGAGGAGGTTCGCGCCGCAGCTGAATCTGTCCCTTCTACCCGGGTAGTTGACGGGGCCGAGCTGGCCAGCCGTGACTGAGCTGCTCGCGGATCCGAAAGTGGCAGACGCGCTGGCGGCGCTCGTCGTCGCGATCCTCGTCGCGATGACGGGCGTCGTCGCTCTGGTCGCAAGCCAGGTGCGCCGCTGGCTCGAAGCGAAATTCGCGCACGTCCTCGAGGGTGTCGAGGAGGCCCGCGCTGCCGCCCTATCGGCGGACGCGCAGGTCTCCAACGACCACTCCACCAACATCAGGGACGACTTGGACCATGCGATCGAGACAGTACGCGCTGTCTCGGATCAGATCGGCGAGCTGACCGGACACGTCGGCACGCTCGCCGATCAGCTGGGCCGCGTCGAGACGACGCTCAGCAATCACGGGAAGAGTCTCGAAGCCGTGGAGTCTCGCGTCGGCAGGATCGACGAACGAGGCGGTCGCATGGCCGAAGAGATCCACGACGAGCGCGTCGCTAGAGAGGCCGCTCAGCGGACAATCGACGAGCACTCGCACGACGCGCACGCGCGCCTGCATGAGCGACTCGACAAACTCGAAGAGAAAGTGAACCAGCAGTGACCACGACAATCTCGGGCGCTGTCGGGCGGCTTGACGGGACTCCCGAGCCGCAGGCCTACATCGTCGCTACGCTCGCGGGGACAGACGAGAACTTCGCTGTCCTCGCGGGCGGGCCGGTCGCCCGACAGGCCGACATGAGGGGGCAGATCGTCCTCCCCCTAGACATCCGCGCGGAGACGCAGGTGCATCTGCGTCTCGCGATCCCGGGTCGCACGCTTCGCGAGGCGACCGTGTCCCTGCGTCCGGGCGTCGCGTATGAACTGGCGCAGATTTTCTCCGGCGCCGCGTCGCCGACCCCGTCTCCCGCGCCTGTCCCTGGTACGGGCGGTGTCGAGATCGCCGGAGACGGAGACACCCTCACCCTGAACGGCGCGCTCTCCGGAGACGGAGACACCCTCGAGATCGGAGCATGACCTATGGCAGCACGACCGACGCTCTACACGAAGCAGGGCACTGATAAGGCGATCGCGCGCGCGGTCGCGCCTCTCGCCACGAAGGCTGAGCTCTCCGGCTACGCGACGAAGTCCGAGGTAGCGACAGCCGCAGCAGGCGGCAGAGTCGACCTCACCGACTACGCGAAGAAGGCAGAACTGCGGGGCCTCGCGACACGAGAGGAACTGGGCAGCTACGCGACCACTCGCCAGGTCGCCGACCTCGCCACCCGCGCCGACCTCACGGCCTACGCGACGAAGGATGAGATCGTCGGAGTCGCCAAGCGCTCCGACCTGACCGGCCTCGCCACCAAGGCTGAGCTGGCCGGGTACGCGACGAAGGGCGACGTCGCAGGCGTAGCGCACGCATCCGACCTGACCGGCCTCGCCACCAAGGCTGAGCTGCAGTCCGCGCTCACAGGCGTCGGCATCACTGTCGTCGCCACCGAGGCCGAAGCGCAGCGCCTACCAGACGGCGCGCTGTACTTCCTCGCCGCCGCAGCATCGCCCGCGCAGCCGCCGGCACCGACGCCCGGACCCGCGCCAGCCACCGGCCCCTCCGTCGTTGCACACGCCTCGGGCTCCGTTGTCGGCCAGACCATCACCGTCAAGATCGACGGCAAGGCCGGAGACAAGATCATCCTGGGCATCAACGAAAAGGCTCAAGGCGGTCGCGCGACCGTGAGCCTCCCGCAGGGCTGGACGACCCTCGTCGATCCGTACTGGGTCGGAACCATGAGCGCAACCATCATCACCGGCCCCTGGGCACCCACGATCACGATCACGATGTCGCAAAACACAGAGATCGGCTGGGCAGCAGCCACAGTACGCGGTGCCTCCCGCATCGAGGCCGGCACTGTCAAAAAGCGACAGGCCGAGCCAGTCGAGACCAAGACCTGCACAGCGCCCGCGCTCGCGGGTGCCGGGCTCGCGCTCGGCTTTACGTTCGAGCGCACGAGCGCGGGCGAGTCGTCTGAGCAGGTCACGGTCTCAGAGGGCTGGGAGAAGTTGGAATTCGCAGCGCAGGAGGGCCTCAACTACCAGACGGTGACGCTCGCGAAGCGAACCGCAGCCTCTCCCGCTGACCTGGTCGTGACCTACCCGAACGTCCAGGGGTCGAACGGCATCGGCGTGCAGGTGGTCGCCCGTGGCTGAGCTGACCATTTATCGCCGTCGACGCGACGGCGGTGATGTGCCCGGGGTCGTCCGTCGCCGTCGTCGCGACGGGGGAGACATCCTCCTGCGTCGACGTGAGGCAACGACTCCGGTCACGCCGACCTCGACGGACGTCGTCGAGCAATTCCTGCGGCACCGGCCCTTCTATATCGCCCACAGGATGGGCGGCACGGAGTACCCAGAATTCACACAGCGGGGTCTCGATGCCTCGCTGCGGGCCGGCTTCAAGGCCCTGGAGATCTCCGTCCGGCTCTCCGCGCGGGGGCCAAACGGAGAGCCCTCTGAGTTCGTTGCGATCCATGACTGGAAAACCACACGCACGGTCCCGGGCACGGATCTGCCGATCTGGTCCACACCCTGGAGCACGCTCAAGAACCTGCAGCAGGGCACGGGGCCGTTTATGCGGCTGCGCGACATCGTCGATCAGATCCCCGATGACGTCGTCCTCGCAATCGACCACAAGACGACATCCTCTGAGGATCAGCGGAACCCGGCTGATCTACAGGCTGAGGAACAACTCTTCGAGTACCTGGACACTGCTTTCGGGGGGCACCCGGAGCGCCGCGTCATCTGGAAGATCTTCGCCAAGGGCACGAGCGCAGCTCGCGCGAAAGCGCGAGGCTATCGAACAATGGCGATGCTGTACCCTGCCGAAGTCCCCGCGGCGAACCTACAGCAGTGGGATGTAATCGGCATGGAGTGGTCTGCGAGCGCGGACGTCTGGAACCGCATCAACGCGTCCGGGCGTCCGACGATCGCGCACATCATCACGAACGAAGGACAAGCTCGGGCCGCGCTCGAAAAGGGCGCGTCCGGCCTCATGGCGTCGTTCCCTTCCCGCGTGCATCCGTAGCCGGCTGAGAGGCCCCACCCTGCCAGGGTGGGGCCTCTCTTGCTATTTCGGCGAGCTTACATGCCGCGAGCGCTGGGTGCGGCTGACGGCGCGGAATGTGTCGTCGGTACGTGCGTTGGCGGCGGCTTGCGGGTCGCGCGCCCTAGCAAGCCGCGCCAGATTCTCAGGGCGGGCAGAGCTGCGCCCTATGCGCTCGCGCACGCTGGCGGCAGAGAGCTTTGCCGTGCGGGGGAGCTCGTAGGTCTCGCGGTACTCGTCAGCGGTCATGCCGTGCGCTAGGAATACGTGCGCGGCAAGGCTGAGGTAGGCTTTCCCGCACTCGTGGCAGATGAGCCGCCCCTCCGTGTCCTCGGTGAGGCGCCCGTACACACCTGCGCCGACTGGCTGACCAATGCGGGGTGCGGCCTCGTCGGCGTGCTTGCCACGTGCCCGCTTGTAATGCTTGAGACAGACCCCGTGTGAGACGGCGTCGCGGTCGCAGCCTGGGGCCGAGCATTGGGCGGCGGGGGTGCCTGGGGAGCGTATCCAGCGGCGTTGCGCTGCCCAATCCTCGACGGCGGCGATGCTCCACCAATAGGCGTGTCCGACGCGGACGGGGCGTAGGCCCTCGCGGCGCATGGTCTGGGCGAGTTGGCGTACCTCGCGCTGAACGCCGATGAGGGCGGGCACCTCGGCGGTCGGCAGGTAGCCTCCCGCGCGGGCTTCGGCTTCGCTCATCGTGCCGTCGACATCCTGCCTCATGAGGGACGGCCTGCGCGTCCGACCAGGTCGACATGAATCGCTGCCGCGTGTCGAGAGAACTCAGAAATCTCTGGAGGCAGAAAAGACGGAGAGCTGAGGTCGGTGCGTGCGCCGCGCCCGGGCCGGGAGTCTAGCCAAGCGTCGATTGTCTCGGGTGCCCAGCCGCGCAGAGGGCCTGACGGTGTCGTGATGACGACGTCTGCGTCGGGTAGGAGTCCCTTACGGATGTAGGAGCGGATAGTGGGGACGGCGAGGCCTGCGCGCTCTGCGACAGCAGCAGTTCCGAGGTACTCAGTAGTCATGGACGGTCCTATCAGTCGTAGGGGGAGACGATCTCGACGGGGATGTCGTCGTCGCTGAGTAGCTGGAAAGCACGCCCGACGCAGGCGCGGTAGGCGGCGAGGGGCAGGCGCTGTGCCCATCGCGTGTGCTGCTCGTAATCAGACTGGGTCGCATAGGCAATGAGCGCGGTCGGTAGGCTGCGGACGGTCTCGTCTTGGTCCTCGATGGGGGCGAGAAGCTCGTCGAGGCACTCGAGCGCGTTATCCTCCAGTGCGCCGAGGGCCATGTGGACACTGAGGGGGTCGCGCGGCTCGATCTTCCCGATCTCCCAGGAGCGGATCACGCCCTCGTTGACCTTGAGGATCTTTGCGAGGTCGGCGCGGGTGAGGCCGAGGGCTTCGCGTCGGCATCGCAGTCCGACTGGCGTGAGCGGGTTGCGGGGCATCATGCCTCCTTCTTCTGTGATGCGGGGAGGCCCCGGGGCACACGCTCCGGGGCCTCCTGTCAGGGACTCAGTCGAGGAACTTCGCGACGTTGCCGCCGAGATCTTCGAGGACGGTAAGGGTCTCCCAGGTGCTCGCGTATCCTTCCGTGAGGCCCTGCGACTCGCACTCAGCGGAGATCGCGTTGAGGATGCCGTCGCGCGAGCCGTCGGCGAAGTTGTACTCGCCGAAAACTCGGGCATCGTCGGCCTCGGTGTAGGCCAGCGGAATCGTGTCGATCCCGAAGCCGTTGGCGACGAGCAGCGCGCGATCCTCGCCGCTCATACGGACGGCAGCGTCGATGAGGGCTTCGCGCAGCTCCTCGATCTCGTCGCCGGGGAGGCTTTTCTCGAACCATTCCTCGGCGGTCTCGCGATCGCCGTCGATGATGAGGTAACGAGCGAAGCGGTCGGCGTTGTCAGTGATGTAGGTGACGGTGGACATTTGTGATCTCCTTCTTTGAGGGTCGGGGGGCTTGTCCCTCCCGATAACTTAACGATACATCGCGCGCGACGTATTACGCAAGCCAGAGTGAATGTGATCTACAAAACAGTATCAGATGAGGACATGCGAGTCCATACGCGCCGCTAGAGCGGCGTCGCGCTCGCGGGTCGCATGCTGATAACGGAGAGCGACATCAACGTCGCTGTGCCCGCCCCTGTGAAGCAGCTCGGCGAGCGTCGCGCCCTGCTGCGCGAAGATCGTGAGGCCAGTGTGCCGGAGGTCGTGGAATTTGAGCCACGGGATGCCGGCGTCCTCGCGCGCGCGTTCCCATGCCCTGCGGAGGGTATTCGGGTGAAGCGGGAGTCGGGTCGAGCGCTCAGAGCAGAGGAGCCAGGCCGTAGCGTCCGGCTCGACGTAGGAATCAAGGTGCGCTCGCAGGGTAGGGACGAGCGATGCGGGGATGACGATCTCGCGGACGCCGGCGGCGCTCTTCGGTGGCAGCTCGACCGGCCCCTCCCCCGTCAAGTACTGCACCTGACGCTCAATACGGAGAGTCGCGGGAGTAGAGTCGAGATCGAAGTCGCGCCGCTGCAAGCCGATCAGCTCGCCGAGCCGGGTCTGGCACCAGGCAGCGAGTAGGATCGCGATGCGCAGTCGCGCGGGCATAGCGTCGGCGGCAGAGCGAACCTCATCGGGGGTCGCGACCTGCCGCTCACGCTCGCGCACGGGCCGATGCTTCTGCCCCTCGGGCACCTTGCACGGGCTCGCTGAGATGAGACCAGACTTAACCGCGGCGCTCATGCACGCAGACAAGGTCATATAGATCGGGCGCACGACACCAGGCCCCTTGACCTCCCAGATGCGCTGATACCAGGAATCAACATCCTCGGCACTGATCGACCCGAGCGGCATCGCGCCAAAGACCGGGACGAGCTGCCTCATCCGATAGGTGTGAGTCTGGATCGTCTTAGGGGTACGGCCTAGTCGCTCGAGCGACGCGAGCCACCGCTCAGACCATGCCGCGAAAGTGATCGCCGCACGCTCGGCGGCGACCTCCTGCGCGCGATCGCGCTCGCGGGCTTCTTTGGGGCTGGTCCAGGTGCCCTCGCTGATCTCGGCCTCGACATGTGCAAGGAAGGCACTCGCGTCGGTCTTGCGGATGAATGAGCGCCCGGCGGTATATTTGCCGCCGTCCGGCCCTGTGTAGCGAACCTCGAAGCGTCCACTACGGGCCTTTCTAATCGAGCCGAAGGCTCTGCGTCCGCTCATGTCTGCCTCCTCGGTAGGGAAGTGGCGCAGCATCTTATTCCACAGGATGCGCCACCCGTGCGCCACTAGCAATGCTACACCCTGCGACATCCTGATATATGGGAGAGGGTGGGACGAGGGTGCGAAAACCGCGCGAGGGCAACAAAAACCCCGGAATCTCAACGAGACTCCGGGGTGTTTGTGGAGATGGGGGGAATCGAAACGAAGGCCCCTAATCGCGCCGAAAAATGGGCGCGTAGACCGGTGCGCGCCACTACAGCGCCACTACTCTTAGCGGAATATGCGGCCCCAGCTGCCAGGCTTCGGGGCGGGCTGCTGAGGCGCGCCGGGCCAGTGGATAGGCGCGGGCGGAGCTGCGGGTGCGGGCTGAGCCTGCGCGGCCTTCACGGCGGCGCGCGTGTGGGCTACAAATCGCATGAGGCCGTCAACAGTCTTGCGCTCGAAGTGGAGAGTCAACAGGGCGTTGCGCGTCTCGATCATGAGCCACTTGTCGCCGCCGCTCTTTTTCTTCGCGGCGAACGCGAGGATACCGAGCGTGACGAGGCGCGTCGCGGTCACGCGCGCCTGCATGGCCTCGCCGTCCTCGACCTCAACGCTGACGACATCAGTCAGCGGGATCCGCTGGATTGGCTCACCGCGCCGCTTCGAGTCATACAGGAGCTCAGCGTCAGTGCAGATGATCTCCGCAGGATCGGATGAGTAGAGGCGGAAAGCGCCTTTAGGGCGGTGCATAGCTCCTCCTTTGAGTGCGACCTACCTATGTGGGCAGTCTACAGCTCGCGCGAGGACGTGGAGGCTATTCCGGAGAGACTTCGTCCGAGAGGCGCTGCTCAGCCTCGGCAGCTACATCGGCGCCGCTAACTCCGAGCGCCGCACACATCGCACCGAAGTCGCTCATCGTGCAAACAGTGTCACCCGCGAAGATCTTGTAGCAGCGCGCGCGAGTGATGCCGGCGCGCTCAGCGAGGCGGTCGATAGTTAGGTCCAGACTTTGCAGACGCTCCTTGAGTACAGCTAAGACAGCGCGTTCAAAGGGACTCGATTTAAGAGATCTGCTTCCCATGAGGTAAGCATATCTACTTTTGTAGACCCATGTCACATGAAAACAGGTTGCAAAATCTCCAAATGTAGACTTATATAGTAGCCATTGGTCTACAAATGTAGAAAGGAACCATGAGATGACGGTCGCAGCCGTAATCAAGCGCATGGCCCATGATCTGGGCATCTCTCAAACGGAGCTTGCTGCCCGCGCTCGTATGAGCCGCGCGAGCCTGTCCCTCAAGCTCAACGAGCGCAGGGATCTGACCTTGCCGGAAGTTGAGCGCCTCGCCTCCGTGCTCGGCATCACAGTCCGAGACCTCCTCAACCGCGTCGAGCGCGCCGAACGCGAGCGCGCCGAACGCGCCAGTGACCTCAAGTGCGAGGAGGTCGAAGACGGGAAATACGCGATCGCGGATAAACAGACGGGCGTCATTCTCATCAACGTAGCGCACGGAAGCATCTACGACGAGGACGTCCCGGCATGAGCGCCGTCATCGCGGTGACCATCGGCCTAGTTCTCGCGGTCGCCGCAGTGCCGGCCATCGTCTGCGTCGTATACCTCGCGTGTGTCTACGGAGGGGATGCGCTCGACCGCCTCTTTTATATGGGCCTCGACGCGGGTGAGCGGATCGAAGAAGCGATCGACAAGGCGGTGCAGGGGAAATGACCGCAGTTCACCCGTTCGCGCCCGACCGCTGGTACTCCGCACAGCAGGTCCAGGAAACCCTCAGCCTCTCCCGCTCAACCGTCGAGCGCCTCGGAGTCGAAGGCAAAGTCGCCGCAATCAAGATCGGACGCTCCGTCCGATACAGCGGCGACGACCTCAACCACCAGTGCCAGAGCCTCGGCTCCGGCACCAGCGAAAAGAAGAGCTCCCAGCGGTAGAAGCGCTGGGAGCGGACAGAACCCCTAGAGAAGGAAGATTCCATGAATCAGACTACCACACGCCGCCGCCACCTGCGGCCCTGGCGAACCCTCATCGCAGGCGCCTCACTCGCCGCCGCCCTCACCCTCGGTTTCGCGATGCGAGGCCTCGACAACCCCGATGGCCTCCCCGAGTGGACCTTCTTCCCCGCCCTCGGACTCCTCGCGCTCGCGGTCTGCTTGATCCGTGCGGACTGGAAGGCGGGCCGACTGTGAGCGCCTCTGTCATCTTCGTTGTCGTTGTCCTCCTCTTCGTCGGATGCGGCCTGCTCACCTGGATCGCAGTGCGAGGCGCGTCGCGTGCGGCCTCCATCGAGGAGATCGCAGCCCGAATGCAGCGATCCGCGTCGAAGGCCAGGGCGAAGGGCACGACGCTGCTTGAGCGCCACGTCGACTTCGATTACTACGACGTCGACGGAGAGGCACCGCTGCCTCATCTGATCTGCCTGGCGACGCAGGACGTAATCATCGAGGCAGAGCTGAATAACTGCTTCGCCCTCGACACGCCAAAGATCGCGGTCGATCTCGACCGTCAGCAGATCCACGTGACCCTCGAAGTACTCAGGCTCGATGAGCCGAGCGTGGAGGCGCGAGCCTGATGCCGACGTCTCAGCAACTCCGACTCGAAGTGCCTGACGACCGCCCATGCCACGACAAGGCCGCACGAGAGATCGTGCGGCAGGCAAGGCAGCGAGCACTTGCTTTCCCAACCGAAGCTCACGACTCCCAGCGCCGCGCGACGCGCGGACTCACCTACTACCCGTCAATCCGCAAAACCAACAAGGAGACCAACCGATGAAACTCCAGAAGATCTGGGCCGCAGGCGCTGCCCTCACCCTCGCAGCACTCGCGCTGCCCTACGGCGCCGCATACGCCGCCGACGAGGCCGCGCCGACTATGACCGCGCAGGTCACTAAAGCGACGAGCGCATCTCGTCAGACCTCGTCTGAGGTGACCATCGAGGGCACCTGGTCTACGCCGAAGCTCGCCGCAGGTCAGCACTTCACAGTCGCAAGCAAGGACGGTGGCTTCAAGTGGCTGGCGAGCTTCCCGTTCGTCCTCGACGACGGGACCAAGATCGGCGGCTGTGAGGCCAACGAGGCGACGTTGACCTGCACGGTCGACGAAGTCCCCGCGGCCTACACGGACAAGACCGACGTATCCGGCAACTTCCACGCTCGCGCACGTCTCTCGGACGCCGCAGTCGGCACCGAGGACACGCAGATCGTCGTGAACGGCGAAGTCACTCGCACGCTCGTCTGGGGCGACCGTGACGGCTCGGGCACCTGCTCGAACGATTGCTCGGCGCCTGCGCACTTCGAGTACGCGGCACCAGAGACGATCAAGTTCGGGTGGAGCAATGCAGACAAGTCGATCAGCTGGGGCATCAAGTGGGCAGTCGAAGCTGGCAAGACCTACACGCTGACGGACGAGACGAACGCTCTCCCGAAGGCCGTGAAGTGCTCGTCCGGCCCGACCTGGGCACCGTCGACGACGACCCGGACCGACGGCACGCTCGACGAGTCCGCGCACACGCTGACGTTCACGCCGCCCGCCGGCTCGCTGGTCTGCATCGTCTATCCTGCAGCGACCCCTCACGTCGAGGGCCAGGACACCTACACCAACCGCGCGACAATCAACGGCAAGAGCCTTGAGGCAACCGCGACAATCAAGGCCTCGGGCGGCACCGACGGCGACGGCAAGATCAAGCCGAAGCCGACCCCAGCCCCGGTTCCGACTCCCTCGGATGAGCCGCAGTCCTCGCCGACCCCGACGCCTACTCCTACGACCGTGCCGACGCCAGACACTGTGAAGCCGTCGCCGAAGCCTGAACCGACATCGACTCCCACAGTCGAGCAGACGAAGCCCGCGCCTGCTCCGACCGCTGCCCCGGCCCCGCAGGAGCGCCTCGCAAAGACGGGCGCGACCACTGACGGAATCGTCCTCTCGGTCGGAATCATCGCCTTCGGAATCGGCGTTGGCCTAGTCATCCTTCGTCTGCTTGAGGGCCGTAAGAACGAAGAGGAGGCAGCTCGATGAGCAACAAGATGATTACGGTCAAGATGCCCCTGGATGACGTGCATGAAGTGCGCGGGATGCTGCTGTTAGAACGGTGCATGGCTGAGCGCGATTACGAGAATGTCGCAGATCTCCACAACGGCTCAGCCGTCGGTGCAGCTCGCGATGTTCTGTACGCAGAGATTGAGAAGTTCTCACGGATTATCGGCTTCCTCAACGAGGCACTCGGATTATCGGGCGACCGAACGATGACCGCCTCCATCACCGAGAAGCTCAGAGCAGCTGGCGTTCTCGAACAAGAGGAGGAGCGGTGAAAGGTCGATACATCGCGGTCTATCTCGACAGCGCTCAGGTGCAAGCGCTGCGAGACGACGCTCAGGAGACTGTTCTCATCGCTGATGAAGATCTGGAGATCACGAAGCAGATCAACAACCTCGCCGCCCGACGTCTCGCTCGCGAAGCGATCGACAAGAAGCGCGACCTGTACCTCGAGATCGTCGGAAAGCTCCAGGAAGCATCCGAGCGCCTCAACGTCGGTGAGGGCGACTACATCGACGAATGAGCACACTCCCCGATGAGCGCGACCATCGAGGAGGCCACCCGCAAGCATGAAAACGAGGCGGGACAGGCTAAAGATCGCGCAGCCCGACCAGCAGACACCCGGGTGCGAGTCCCGGGCGGGCACGAAGCCCACACCAGCGAGTGCAGGGCAAGACCACTAGAGAAGGACCCCCAATGACCACCATCAACGAGATCAAGGACCGCTTGAACGCGATCGCGTTTGCGGGGCGCAGCTACGCAGGTGCAGACCGCGTCGCTGTCGCGAAGGCCTACACAGACGCTGTCGCTGCCTTCGACCAGAACGCGGCCGTGGATATGGCGTACCTGCTCGACCGTGTCGATGAGCTGCAGGACGCGATCGCCGTCGCAGCTTCGGACCTCGCCGACGTAGCAAGCTACGTCGCCGCCAGATACGCCGGCACACCCGACGAAGCCAGCGAAATCCGCCTAGCAATCGGCGAACCAATCGACGCCCTAGTCAACGTCTCACAGGGCACACCGATCACACCCGAGGAGGCCGGGGAATGAGCGGCGCCGGACTCCTCAGTATCGAGTGGGAGATCGCCGACCAGCATCTCCCCATGCCTCATATCGTCGCGACGGCATGCGCCGCGTTCGTCGAGGAAGCAGAACGCCGCGGACTCGTCATCCGCTCCGGACCCTCACCTTCCGTCCTGCACGAGCTCCGGATCGTGCGAGTCACCGGCAAGGTCACCCGCCAGGACGACGAAACCCCCGAGCCGCAGCCACCACACACGCTGCGACGCTGCCCCGCCTGCGGCGTCCACATCTACGACCTCACCGACATCGAAGGAGCCGAGCAATGATCGAAATCAAGCAGGCGCGCAACGTCCCCGGCTTCCGCTTCTGCCCTGTATGCCGCACGCGCCTCGCACCGAAAGGCTCGAACGTTCGCGTCACCGTCGACGCCGAAAACGAAGCCACCGCAATCGAGCACATCACGCACAAAGCATGCGCACAAACCGTCATCGCCATCACGCCGCGCTCGCGGCTATACGCCTGCTGAGCTCGCGGAGGTCGGCATCTGGGCCGAGGAGACACCATGAGGCTCCCAATCAGGATTCAGCGCTGCCGCGCTCGTGGCTGGCGTATGCCCGCGCACACGAAGTACGTGGGCAGAGGGAGCCTGTACGGGAACCCTTACCGAGTCGCCCGGTCGGCGCGTGAGCTTGAAGAGGACGGCGAGCTTGTTGTCGCGTCGGCGGATGAGGCTGTCGCTCGGTATCGCGAGTGGATCGAGCAGACGCGAGAAGGCCGGTTCGTAGCGTCGTGCGCAGCCCGGAATCTGTGGGGCTTGGACCTGGCTTGCTGGTGCAAGCTCGATCAGCCTTGCCATGCAGATGTGCTCTTGGAGATCGCGAACCCGCGCGGTGAGCGCGAGTTCGAGAACCGCTATTACAGGATGTGGGACCGAGACGGGGCCGCAGAATGACAACTATCGGCAGTCTCTTTACTGGCTACGGCGGGCTGGATATGGCTGTTCGCATGGCGCTTGATCCGGATGCGCGCGTCGCTTGGACGAGCGACGTCGAGCCGGGGCCGTGCCGTCTAGCTGAGGTGCGCTGGCCTGGTGTCCCGAATCTCGGGGACATCACGCAGGTCGATTGGTCGACAGTGGAGCCGGTCGACATTATCTGCGGCGGCTCGCCGTGTCAGGATCTGAGCCTCGCTGGCCGTCGCGCGGGCATGGCCTCGGGGACGAGGTCGGGCCTGTGGGAGTCGATGTTCGAGGCAATCAAAACGTTGCGTCCGCGTCTGGTCGTGTGGGAAAACGTGCGAGGGAGTTTGACGAGTGGAGCGTTCAGTCTGGTGGAATCAGAGAAGGGACTGCTGGGAGACAGAGCAGATGGACCTCTTCTCCGCGCAGCAGGCCGTGTGGTCGGCGATCTGGCCGGCCTCGGGTATGACTCGCAATGGTGTGTTGTCAGAGCTTCCGACGTTGGCGCCCCTCATCAGCGAGAGCGACTTTTTGTTACTAGCCACCCCGCAGGCGAACCTTGGCAGCTGCGGGGGATCGCAGGATCCGTCGAAGCGGCGGGCCGGGGGGCACTCGGTGAGCCTGGCAGACCAGATCGAGCATCTGGTGCCCTGATCCCGACGCCGACTGCGTCGGACCATAAGGCGGGGAGGCACCAGGAGGGGACGGGCATGAGTCTGTCTCAGGCGGTGCAGATGCTGCCGACGCCGCAGGCAACGAACGCGACGGCCTCCTCGCCCGGCTACGGGGCGAACCTTCACGAGGTAGCTCGCGAGCTGCTGCCGACCCCGTCAGCGTCGGATGCGATTATGGGCCTCCCCAGGACGAGCGGGCGACCGCCGGAGAAAGCGACGAAGCTTGCGACGCGGATCGAGTACACCGACTTCGGGATGTACACGCCCGCGATCGCCCGCTGGGAGCAGGTGCTCGGGCGTCCGGCTCCGGCACCGACTGTCCCACCGACACGCGAGGGGGGGGGGCGAGCACGCCTCTCAACGAAGTTCGTCGAGTGGCTCATGGGTTTACCCGATGGGCATGTGACCGGCGAGGATCTCGGCCTGACACGCGAGCAGCAGCTACGCCTCCTCGGAAATGGCGTCGTCCCCCAGCAGGGCGCCGCAGCAATCTACCAGCTCACCAAGATCGCCATTAAGGAGGCAGCATGAGCAACCTAGACCCGCTGAAAGATCTCCCCGGCGTTCATGCCTTTCAGGAGCGCGCGATCGTTCGCGCAGTCCGACTGACTCGCGATAACGCTGACGAGATCGCACTTCGCGCACGGATGCGCGTGAACTTCACGCCCGAGGGGAAGGTGATGCTATGCGGGCACAACTTCGTGATTTGGGCGTTGGAGGGCGACGTGATCTTCGCCAGGCCCGGAACCATGCGGCTCTCGGTCAGGACCGAGGAGGACTTCCTCGCCTGGTACACGCAGCCGGGCGAGCAGCTGACGGAGGAGGATCTGGGATGAGCGCACCGCTGGTATGGGAATCGCGAGTCCTGCCACTGACTCGCAGCAAGCTAATCACCGCCAACGACAAGATGCACTGGGCCGCGCGCTCGCGGCTCACGAAGCAGCTCCGCCAGTGGGGCTACCTGCTTGGCCGTGAGGGTGAGGGGGTCGCGCGTCTCGGGCTGACGCACGCTCGCGTCGAGGTCGAGTTCGCCTATCCGGATCGTCGCCGCCGCGACCGCAGCAACCTAGCTCCGACGGTGAAAGCCCTCATGGACGGGCTGATCGACGCCGGGCTGCTTCCCGATGACGCGGATCGGTTCCTCGACGGCCCGCACACAGTCATCGCGGACCACCTGGCAGGGAAGCACTTGAACATCCCGATGTATGAGGTCCGCGTCCTCGTGTACGCGGACACCGAGAAGAAAGAGAGCAAGTAATGGCTGGAGACACCACTATCACCGTGATCGGTAACCTGACCGCTGACCCCGAACTGCGGTGGACGCAGTCCGGCGCCGCAGTCGCCGATTTCACGGTGGCCTCCACCCCCCGAACCTACGACCGTAACGCCGGCGAGTGGCGCGACGGCGACACCCTCTTCATGCGCTGCTCCGTGTGGCGCGAGACCGCTGAGAACGTCGCCGAATCGCTGCGCAAGGGCATGCGCGTCATCGTTCAGGGTCGCCTCACCCAGCGCTCATACGAAACCCCGCAGGGCGAACGCCGAACGGTCGTTGAGCTGCAGGTCGACGAGGTCGGCCCCTCCCTGCGTCGCGCCCGCGCGCAGGTCACCCGCGTTCAGGCCCAGGCCGCGAGCGCGCCGTCCGCGAGCGCGTCGGCCTCTGGCGGTGCTGCTGGGTGGGGGCAGGAGGCGCCGCAGCATGACCCGTGGGGAGCGCCTGCTGCTCCGTCTGAGCCGCCGTTCTGATGGAGCGGTACTGTCCGGACTGCGGTGAGGTTCTCGCTGCAGGGCACGCGCGCTGTAGGCAGTGCTTCCGGCGGTTTGAGGCTGAGTATCAGCGGAAAACCGAGCGTGACTGGATGAGGCGCAACTTCCCGGAGTTTCGGCCCCGGGATCTGTTCCCGGAGGACTACTGGGAGCAGTCGGAGATCGAGAAAACAACCGTAAAGGAGGGCGACTAATGGCATGGGTCCGAGTGGGCGACGAGGCGTTGAGCCACCCGAAGCTCATGAGCTTGTTCGACGTGGAGGGGGCCGAGGACATTTCGATTATCGAGATGTTCGGTTTCCTAATGGCGCTCGCGACCTATTCGGCCAAGCACCTAACTGACGGAATCATCGAGAGGGGCGCAGCTTTCCGCGACGGCGAGCGCTCGCGGGTTGTGCGCCTCATCGATGCGGCGGTGGCCGCAGAACTGCTCACGTGGGTTGAGGTGGACGGCGCGAAGAAACTGCGCTTGTTCACGGATGAAGAGTTCATTCATATCCAGCCCCGTGAAGAGGTTATGCGGCGCCGTGCCAGGTCGCGGGAGAACCGCGATAAGGACAAGAAAGCTGCTGTGATCTTCCGCGACGGCGATCAGTGCCGTTACTGCGGCAAGCTCGTGCGGTGGACCGGCCCGATCGGCAACAACTTTGGCACGCTCGATCACGTCGATCCGGACTCGCTGGGGGACGCTCCAGTCGATGGTCTCGTGGTCGCTTGCCATGAGTGCAATTCCTCGCGCGGTCACGCGCGGGAGGCGTTCGACGCGGCCTCGCCGCTGCGTCCTGTCCCGTCCGCGCCCTATTACGGAGTGTGGTCGGCTGAGTTCCTTACCAGGTGCGGATATGAAGCCGTGCCGTCCGTGGATCCGGGTACGCCCGTTGACCCCGCCTCAGAGACGCCCGCGAGGGGCGTTCTCCCGGGCCGAGGGTCCGGGGCACCTGTTGACCCCGGGCGCGGCTCCAGCGGCCCCGCTGAGGCCACTGTGCGCGACCCCGGCACACCTGATCGGTGTGCGTCCGAGGGTCCGCGTATTCAACCTAGTCCGGACTCAAGTCCGAACCTCAGTCCGACGTCGAAGGGTATCAAGCCGAATACTCTCGGGTCGGGTAGGGACGGGACGGGACGGGCAGGCCAGGGAAGGGCAGGCACGGGCCAGGACGGGAAGGGCCAGGCCGGGCACCCGCGTACATCTCAGCAGCAGAACACAAGCAAGCGGAACCGTAGAAGGAGAAGAAGGTGACCGAGAAGGAAGAGCTGAGGGGCAAGGTAGAAGATGCTCTCTCAGCACTGGTACAGGCAGGGCACGGAGACAAGGCAGTGACTGGGGCGTGGGTGGTCTGCGCAGAGGTCATGACGCCAGACAAAGAGGACGTCACGGTGTTTATGCACGATGGGGGCGGCTCGATGCTCGCGCGGCGCGGACTCATCGAATGTACTCGCGACCAGCTCGCCTCATGGGTGGAGGGCTACGATGACTGACCATGACGACCGCCGGGTTTGCCCGGTAACAGGTGAACCTCTCCTCGATGGAGAGTTCCTCTCTCGCGGCGGCGCGGCCCGCGTCCGCGTGGCGACCGCATCGATGCCCGGCCTCATGAGCGACCTCGCCTATGCCGCGTCGCACGGCGTGCGCACGGGTGAGCAAGTCGGCAGCGCGGGTGTCCCCTCGTCGAGAGCCCCGCTTAACCTCGCGCTCATGATCGAGGTCGACGAGATGTGCGACTCGATCCTGACCTGGGCGACGCTGCTCCTGTCGCACGTGATGGGTCCGTCCTACTGGGTGAGGCCTGGCGATTGGTGGATGGTCGCGCGTGTTTTCGACCTACATGAGGACAAGCTCCGCAGATGGTCGGAAGCCGAGCAGTGCGCAGACGAGGTGCTCTACTCTGTCTCGCGATTGGAACGCCTCGCCTCCCCCGGCAGACAGCGTCTCGTCTACGTCGGCTCGTGCAGCCAGTGCGACGCTGATCTTCTCGTCCGCGATCCAGATGAGGAGGCGACGACCTGCAGGGAGTGCGGAGCGGTCGAGCAGATCGGCGAAGCCTGGGAGCGACTCCTCTCGAAAGCTCGTGAGTCTTTGCTGCCGCGCACGCGGGCGACCCGAGTCGCGGAGATCCTGGCGGGCGCGCAGATCAAGGATCCGACTGTCCGGAAGTGGACGCAGCGGGGGCAGCTGGCGCCCCGGGCGAGGAGGGGCGGGGATCGCCTCTACCGGGTCGGGGATATTGAGAGGCTGGCGACACGTCGGATGTAGGCGCGTGTCGCTTGCAGAGGGGCTTGTCACGGCGTATTCTCCTAGTGTGGCCCTGAGCGTAAGCGAGGGGCTTCTGCTTTAACGGCAATCCGCGCACTTGTACTGACCCCCGCTCCCATCGGCCCCGGTGGAGCGGGGGTCAGTGCATACGGGATGAGAGGGGCGGGCATGGCATGGGACACCTCAAACCGCGCCGCCCGTCTGCCTGATGACTGGGAAGAGCGCCGCGCCTTCGTTCGCGATCGCGCAGCCGGCAGGTGTGAAGCAATGCTGCACGACGGCACGCGATGCCCCGCAGCAGGTACAGACTGCGATCACATCGAGCCAGGTGACGATCACCGCGCGGTGAACCTCCAGTGGCTCTGCCGTTGGCACCATAAACGTAAAACGCAGCAGGAAGCTGCGGCAGCGCTCGCAGCTGAGCGGAAGAAAAACCAGCCGCGCAAGCGCAAGCATCCCGGCCTCATCAGCTGAACCACCCACCAGGGACCCCCTCCCCCACCCAGCAC